CGATTTTTTTTACTGGCATACCCATAATAATGGTATCGCGCTTTAAATACTTTTTCATACTTAGTAGAACCACCACCTATTTATAGTAGTCTGACCAAGTCTGAACTTGGTGAGACGCGTGAGTGGAAAAACCATTCTATCCGTAGCTAGCCCCGCCACCCAAACGGTCGAGGCTGTAAAGTCGTTGATCGCATACCACAACCACGGCCACGAGCCGCAGGAGATGCCCGCCTTCTACAGGCTCACGGCGGAGATGGTGCTGGTGCAGAGCAACAAGGGCGACGCATACTACGTTGTGACTCCCAAGGCCTGCTCCTGCCCCTCGGCCATGTATCGGCCAGGGAAGCCGTGCAAGCACCAGAGGGCCTACTTCTCACAGCCTGCGAAGGTCCCACAAGGTCCGAAGCAAACGGCTTCGGACAGCATCCGGCCAGATATGCGAGGGTTCCGGCCAGTGAGCCTGCTGCCCGGTGAGGAGGTGGCCTGAGATGGCATTTTGCTCTGGGGCTGATTGTGGCCTGTGGAGGCCTCGGCCATGCTCGCCGATGACCAGCTGATCACCCTGACGGTCGGCCAATTCCGGGATGCTGTGGCCTATGCGGTCAAGGAGGCCCTCCAGCCCCTCCAGGCTCGCGTTTCCGTTGTGGAGGATAAGTATGTCCACCTGACGGAAGAAAGTGCAGCCTTGGCCGCTACACAAGCCCATCTCGCCGAGAACCAGGAGATCCAGCTCCGCCTGATCAACGAGCTGAGAAAGAAGCCACAGCCCATACAGAAGGACCGGGCCGAGGTCCTCAGAGCTCTCCTTGTGGCCAATGGCGGCAAGATGCTGGCGAAGGACGCCAGGAAGAGGATGCACCTTTCCAAGGAACGGTTCTCTGAACTGTTGAAAATTTGTAGTTTTGTGGAGACCAAGCCTTTGCACTCAGACAAAAGGAATTCAGTTATTATATTAAAGTCTGAATTAGTTCCGTGGAACTACTAACTAATTTTTGCCCCTCTCTTCAGAGGTTGCCAAAATCAAGAATTTGGCGTGAAATTGCCAAATTCCGTATATGCCTTACCTTGAGGAAGAGGAAGAAAAGAGAGCAATATACTACAAATAGGCTTTCAATGGAGAGAAGAGAAAATTAGTTAGTAGTTCCACGGAACTAATTCCTCGACTCCTTGTTTATACCCACGCCCTGAAAAACAGGCGTGGAGCATCAGACTTAAATAGGCCTTTCCCGAATCGCGTCGACGCCCCTGGCAAAGTCGGCATTGCGGCGAATAGTTGCTACTCCAACGCCTTCCTCAATGGCTCGGGATCGAGCTGTGGCGTTGGGTCTGCCCATGAGATCATTTTGATCTCGCGGAGCATCAGATTTAAATACTCCTTTCTCATCCCGCCGCTGATTGATGTTCTTTGGCCAACGAAAAGTTTTGGGTGGTCACCCATCGATGAAGAATCTGTTGGGATGCTTCCCATATCCTGCTGGTGCGATCTTGGAGACCATTTCAGACACGGTGATACCCACCAGACCGTAGCATCCCACCTCGATACAATGCGTCCCATCACATGAATAATGCTCGCATTCTTTGTGCGGGCACAAAATTCTTTCACCCACTTTCATCAGCCCCTTTGCAAAACCAATTTCTCAACCTCTACTTGTCTATTCAAACTGTCCACGCGAATACCGGCCATAGTGTACTCATGCTGGGCTCTGCGACTGGCCTTTTCTGCAAGGTTCTGCTCGGCCAGTAATTCCCGTGTGGCCTTCATCGCTTTCTGCTGCTGTCTCGCCGGGTCTGTTATGCCATCGGCCCGGGCCTCGTCCACGGCATCGATAAATGCCGCCTCTCTGTGCAGTGTGGCCTCGATGCGGGCCTCTTCTCTCTGATATAGCTCTTCCTTAGCAGCCTCAAGTTTTTCGTAAGCTGCCTTGATATCATTCGATTGTACCATTTTATCATCCTCTCAAAGGAATGAATGCTAGACATATTCGCTTGGCTTCGCCCGGCGAGAATGTGGCATTTGCCCATTCGTTGAACTTCGCCACATTCCGATTGAACAGCTCGATCACGGTCATGTTGTTGGTGTTTGCCGCATCCATGTGTAAGGAGCCCATCAAGTAGCCGTCATCAAAAACGCTCAGGTAGGCGGCTTGCGTTTCGTTAATGCTTGTGGCGGGCATGATCGAGCCCACCACCAGACACAATGCAATGAATATCATTCTCATTCTGATTACCTCTCAAAGTTTTTGAATGCAAAGAAGCGCATACGATGGCGGCAAAGCCTGAAAATTGTTTCCTGTGAAGCTTCCCGTATGCGAATGCGCATCAGCCGTGTCTTTTCCGACGGAGCTGTTGCCGGTTGTCAAGTTCCTTGTGGAATGTCCACTGGGGAAAGGCCATGGAGGCCCTGCAACTTCCACAACGCCGGACTGACCCGAACCATCAAACATATCATTCATACCGTGCTGGTGCCCGCGATTTCCGCCACAGTCAGCGCGTGGCCGATTATTGTGATGCTTCCAAGGGGTGCGTGGATGCCTGTGCCTGTGTCTCCGACCGAATAGCCGCTGTCCGGGCCTGCTCCGACGATGAACCGATCTCGAAGGTCCCTTGTGCCTGCGTTCCCGTCGCATATATGCCAGCCCTCGGGTATTTCGGGGTCTTCCCACCAGATGATAAGACCTGATGGTATCCCCAAACCAGCAAAATCTTCAGCGTGCTTGTTTCCATCTGGGTGATAGATCAGATCAGCATCTGCGCCGCTTCCCTCACCGTCGTTTTCGGTGTGCCAAAAGTTCGCTCTGGCCTCGGCTTTGCTGTAATACTGCGAATCGTGGGTATGTATGAGCAAGTAGTCATAGGCTTCGTCAAATTGAGTCTCGATATGATTCAAATCCGCCGAAGTGACATAATCGCCAAGTGTCCATGTTTTAGGGGTATATGCCATTAGCTCACCTTCTTTATGAGATAGAGGGCATACCAAGGCGGCGCACAATCCAAGTTGTTTAGGCTAACTGAGCTTCCGGGGTGGCCGTGCCCCTGACCTCCGCCTGCTGAGGCTGTGGTTCGGTTGGTCGAAGTCTCGCCACCCACGCCCGCGGTCAGGGTGGCACCTGTTATCGTGCTTCCCAAGTTATCAGACCTGTCCACATAGCCGTGAGTGTGTAGCGGAATTTCATCATTGGTTAGGGTGTGAGAGTCCACAGAAACACTGCCGGTTATTGGGGTCGAGAATGCGCCTTGTGTATCACCCGGATCATAGCTGCCACCTGCCCCCACCACAAATCGGTCTCTGATATCGGGGGTTCCTGCCTGGCCATTACAAATCTTCCAGCCATCGGGTATCTGGGCATCGGTACCTTTGAACCAGATAATTGAGCCCACTGGTAAGACATCGGCCACCAGATCTGATACGTGCTGCCCATCGACGGTATCAGCATCAAACCCGCTGCCGCTGCCCATATGGGTCAGGCTGAAAAAAGTAGAATCGGCCAGCTCTTTTGTGTCTATTTCATCATCGTGGTTATGGCCGTCGATTATCGCCTTCATTGTGGAGTATTGTGTCTCGGCATGGTTCAGATTCTTTCCGGATAGAAATACGCTAGGCCCCCATTCTGTCGGGATATATTGGGGTAAAGGAGGGATATACACAAAATCACCTTTTGCAGATATAACAAAGTGCCATGAACGCCGGTCGAACATCAGTAGCCTCGCCCGAGAAACTCGCAGAATGGTCATGACCGTTTGATGTGGCCGCATTTGTGTAATAGCCCGAATGGTCGGACGCAGTGGCATAGCCACTGTCAGAATCCGCCGCCTGAGCAGAAGTCCTGTAATAATCCACATAGCCATGTGTATGGGGCGGCAGCTCGTCTGCCGTGATCGCGTGGGCGGCTATGGTCACAGAAGCCGCTGATGGATAGGCCGTATTCAGGCCTCCCGTTTGGCCTCTGGCGTAGCTGCCGCCCGCGGCTATCGGAAACTTCCCTCTCAGGTTTGGCGTTCCGTTTGAGCCCGAGCAAACATCAAAGCCCGATGGGATGGATTCTTCGCTCCCTGCCCAAACGCAAATACCGCCCGACGGAAAGCCGGCTTCGATAATCTCCTGTGCGGTCATTCCATCAAGCAGTTCGGCCACAAGGCCGCTGCCGCTCCCATCGTTGCCAGATCCAAAGAACTTCACATCAGCTTCCGCTTTCGTGTAATATCGGTCGTCGTGATAAAACGAATCTGTGTAGGAAACAAGCGAGCTGTAGATGGTCTCGATGTTCAATAGTCCTGCCAGCTTTTCGCTAGGCGTCATCGAATGTTCTTTCCAAACTGTAGGGGTGTAAGTCAAAATTAATCACCTCTTGTGCGGCCGGGATTAGCAACCCACACCTTCGAGAATGGCTTCAACCTTCTCGATCTGTGGAAGGAGAACATCCAGGCCCTCCTTCGCGTTCTTGATCTGGGTCTCAACCTGTGCCTTCTTCTGCAAATAGAGCTGGTCGGTCGCTAGAACCTCTTCCGCGGGGAGCCGAATATTAGGGCGCTTTTGAAGAGCGGTGGCGGCCCAACTGTTCAGCATCGTGCGCTGTTGGGCTTCCACAGCGCCAAGAGAGCTGCGGAGGTCGTGCATCTCACTGATGAAGCCAGCATGCATCCCATCCAACTCCCGGATAGCGCCCTCCAAGCCGGTTATCTGTTCTTCCTGGCTGCGGATGCTTTGCTTAATTGCATCGAATTTCGGACGGTCGAATATTCGCAAGGTCACAGCACCGCCCTTGCTCTCGGTTGCTTCAATGGCGGTCATTGTCTGTGCTCGGATCATCGACAAGTTTTCTGTCAGGGTTTGCCAACGTCTCACCAAAAGCGAAGTACGATCCTGAGCGCGCTTGAGTGCCACAGCATCACGGTTCCGGCCTGAAAAGGGAGAGGCGGGCTCTTACCCAAGGCAAGTCCTTAATAGGTACCTCCTGGCTTGCTGCCATTTTCACAGCTCCTTTACGCCAGCCGCCCTTGCCTGGCTGATGAGCTTCTCGACTTCGGCCAGCTTCGCGCTGTAGTCAGTGAATACTTGATTATCTGCCGTCGCAAGGCCCGCCTTGCCAAGCTCCACCAAGCTCCCAGCCAGGGTGTCACGAATCGACCTGAGCACATTCAGATTGGAAACGCCTTCTTCTTGCCACCAGAATTTAAGCCGCATCAGCTTGTCGGAGATTGCCGCCTTCTCTTGAACACTCAGGTTAGGATTTGCGAACTGGGCCTCAAGGGATCGCTCCATTCGCTGGTAATCGGGCAAGAAAAGCGCCTTGCCGCGTTCGATTTCCTGTTGTGTAGGCATGTCTATGCATCCTCCACGCGCTCTGCGGTCGCAATCGTGCCTGCCGCCTTCAGGCTTGCCACAGCACGCTCAAGAGCCGCTTCCAGCTCCTTCACGAAAGGCGTGCCCGAATTCAGTGTTACCAGTGCGTCTATTTCATCCTCAATCGCGGTCTTAATGGCCGCTACGGTTTATATCGTGTGCCATATTCATTCATCTCCGTAGATATATCTACATCACCGCTGGAAGGGAGGACCTGCCAGCGTCTATGATGTGGCCGGGATTCATGTCCCGGCTTCCTCTGGTAGCTCTTCCACGCCTTTTGTAATCAGCCGCCTTGAGATCGCCATATCGACCCTGGCGTTGCGTTTCTCTTCTGTCGATGTGTTTGGATCGGCCAATATAGCCTCGTCCTTCTTGATAGTCTCTCTTAAAATTTCTGACATGTTTCAAACTCCTGCAATTCTTGGTCTACCTCGATGCATCTCCTGCAACGTTGCAAGAGCCAGGGCGATTACCATATCGTCGTGAGTGCCAGGTCGCATAGCGCCAAGCTTCTCGCCGCCATCATCATCGACCGCGATGTCAAAATCCAGCAGCTCATCCGCCAGGCGCGGGCCTCTGGAATATCCGGCAGGTGCACTCTCTGGCTTTCGGCCAGGATTTGCAGCCGGTTGCCCATATAGGACTTGCCGATGCTGATTTGCCTGCCAGGATTGACTAGTATCCGATCCCCGTGTGTGAACCTCACGCGGTACAACCCGCGGATACCCCGTTTCATCAACTCTGGCTCCAGGAGATCTAGCACCCCCTCACCAACCCCGGTCACGTCTGCGAATACCTCGGGGGGCGGGCATTGCCCATAGCATTTCTCAGCCGCGCCGGTAATGACCTCCACAAAACGCGCTACCTGCTGAGGATATTTCGTTTCCAGTGGCAGTCGCTGAATGAACGGGACCATGTAGTGAGTCACGCCCTCGGGTGAACTGGTCCTATCCAGTGCCCGCCGTTCTTCTGCCATTACCACGCAAACCGCACTCGGGTCTGCCTTCTTGCCTATATCGATTCCTATTGCACAAAAGCTTACAGCGCCCATGCGCTCACCTCTTCGTTGAACATATTCTCAACATCCTCTTTTCTCAAAAGTTGTGTCTGAGCATCTAAAAAGCGACACTCATATTCCTGCTCAAACCAGTAGCTGCCGAGTACGCGCCGCTCCTCGGCCAGGAACCCGGGCTTGATCCTCGGGCATTTGCTGGCCGGGATCTCCCATTTCGTCCAGTCCTCAGCGGAATGCCACGCCTCATAGAACCAGCCGCGGTTTCCCCAGGGAGTGCTCAGGGCGATCAACCGACCAGACGAGACTGCCAACATGGGCCTGACCGAATAATAGAGATCGTCCGGGACCCTAGCCGCCTCATCCACAATTAAGAGAGACACGCCGGCATATCCCCGTACGTTCTGCTCTTTTCCAGGGAGGGATACGATCCGGCTGCCGTTCTCCAGCTCCAGCCGCAGGGCGCTCTCGGCCAGGGAGGGGACGGCAGGGTCCGCACCATAGAACCTGGAGACATTGCGGAAGAGTTCGCTGCTCTGGCGCAGGGTCGGAGATAGGCAGAGAGTCAGGCTGCCGGGATGATAGATGGCTTCCCACAGGGCTAGAGCTGCCGTAACCGTGCTTTTGCCCGATTGGCGGCTGCAGTTTAATAACACCCGTGGCGCATTACTTCGAAGAAATTCTCGTTGCCATTCGTCTAATCGTCCGGGCGTGCCGTCTTTTTGCCGGGGGAGCAGCCCGAGATTGTGTACCCACAAAACGGGGTCAAGTTTGTATAATGCTTCCCGTAGGCTCACAGCCCCTCCCTATCGAGCATGTAACGAAGTTTTTCACCCACTTTGGCAAAGTCAACAATCCCCGATAATCTGACATTAAGACACCACGAAGACCATCTGCCACGGGTCGACGGAGAACACGGCATGACATATCCGCAGCTTGCACACTTTGCGAATGTTGTTGTTGGGCTCTTGATCGTGATCCATTCCTCAGATTGACAGTTAGGGCAGTTCAGCATCATCTTTCACCTTTATCAATGATAGAAGTCGCTCCGCCACTTCAACCTTAAGGTCTGGGTATGGGGCCAAAACCTGGGCCAAGAGATCTCCCACGGCCAACCACTCAGGAGAATTGTAGACGTTCACCTGGGTCAAATTGACCCGAGGCTGTTCCCTGATCCTATCCAGGGCCTTGCCCATCAACTCCACATATCCCCGCGCCTCCCTGGAGATCATCGCCCATGATTTAGGGTCTTGTCCAGGATCTTGCATATCCAGGGCATCCAGGGCCTTCTTCTGCAGGCCTATGACCAGCTGGAGATAGGTATCTCCCTTATGGACATCCGCCTGCTCTATCTCGTCTGCAAGGGCTTGGAGATCTCTGGATTTAGATAATATTGCAGGTAATTTATTTTGTGCATAATAATCTAGATCCTGATATCTGATATCTGGATAATCCTCGACTATTTTCGAATATTCTTCTCCAGAAGCCAGCCGCCTAATGATTTTCTCGCTCTGAGAATGAGCCTCGATCTTGCTTTTTCTACCCATTTACTCCTCCTCGCCCTGCGGCTTGTCGTACTGCCGCCTATCATAATGTGGCCGGACAAGCTTGTCTCCTCGCTTCTGCATAATCCGCAACGTTCGCTGGCGTGCGCTCCTGGTTCTGCTCTTGCCCTTCCTGGTCATGCCGACAAAGCCTCCGCATCCGGGTCTGTGCCGTCAAATCGATGGTCCGAGGGGACCACGGTCCTTGCACACATTCCACAGCAACCTGTTTTGACGCTTCTCTCGGAATGCATACGATGACCGCACACTCTGCATTTGTCAATTCTAGTCTGCATTCTTCCCATTCAAATACACGCTCCTGATCCTGGTTTGCGGCCTCCCAGAAGGAAGGCCAGCCTTTTGTCAATCCGCTTGATCTCGTCTGCGGCCCCGGATAGCCTCTCCAGGAGCCGCTTGCGCCGCTTCAATAGGGCGCGAGTTTCAGCCGTCATACTGATCTCCAAAAATCGTACACAGTTCTGGGCCGGCCTGGTGACGCGAGATTACTTGATACCGGCCATCGCCGTAATAGATACCGTGCCGGTGCATCCACCCAGTCACGAAACGCGCCGGAACAGCTGCTTGATTCGCGATCCGCCACCTTTGCAGCCTTCGACCGCGTGCTCGCAGTTCCCGCACCGCTCCGAATATCCGCCGGTCGATTTCTGCCGCTTCTTGCTCACGCCTCCGCTCCAGGATCGCCGCCCGTGCGCTTCTCTGGTCATCGTGCCAGGGCTTGAGATCTTTTGGAGAGAGCGCGGGTTTGCGGATGGTTCCGCCTGTTGTGACCAGCTCGTACTCTCCATGCCGGAGGTTCGCATCTTCATGTCCACAATGTGGAACCCTTGAGCCGTAGTTGGCTTCGTGGAGCAGTCCATTGGACCCATGCCAGTGAAATTTGCCACAGAAGGGACAGATGATGACCACGTGCACGAGGTCGACCGCGACAACCTCGGCCTGCTTCGTTTCGCCAACCGTCATAGTTCACCACCTCATCAAAACCTGAACCGGAATTTCCATGATTTCCAAAATTTCCACTATTTTCCCATCCCCCCTATATTCAAAAAAAAAATTCTAAACTAGGTTCGGAGTCAAACATGTGGAAATCTTGGAAATCATGGAAATTCAACATTTCAGAGTATCTTTTTCTAGCTGTCTTACGTCTCTGATTATCTTGATGCCGTCGAACCCCCAAAGCATAAAACACTCACCCGGCCTTGTTTCTTTTCGGTGTTCTGTCGAGAAGACACTTTGGGTTTTCATGCCGTTAAGAAACTCCCGGCTACTCATACGCTTCTTGTGGTTTAACCGTGCCCAAGCGTTGTATGTGGTATATAGCCTCTTGGAGGTCTCAAACCCATCAAAGTCTTCTTCGCAGCAATCCTTCAGGAAGAGTGTGACCGGCTCAGATCGCTCGATATACCTCCTCGCCATCTCTTCATAGTCGACGGTGTAGCTGAATCCTTTTTCATTCAGCCTCTTTGCTCCCGCTAGCATCCAATTGAAAATGCCACTTTTTTCAGCTAGAAGTTCTGCCGTTAGCCGTGGGTTGGGGGCAGTAACCATCGGCCGATTGAAGTCGATTAATACCCAACGTCTGAAGTAGCCTCCGCTCTTGTCTTTGGTTGGTGGCAGGGCATTAGCAGAGAACAGTAGCTTCGCCCTATTCCAGAACTCATAAGCCGGTTGGCCCTTTTCTTCGGCTCTAATCCGGTCGTCGCCCGTCAGTGCTTTGAAGATGGCCGTATTCGATAGCGCCATATCTGGGATGTCACCGGCCATGTTCGCCAGCTTCCCGTATAGGCTATTGGTCCCAAACCTGTTATCCACCAGAGTCTGCAAGCTGGCCGCGCTCACGTTGGCCATGCCCATGATCTCGCCCAGCACCCGAAGGAATACGCTTTTTCCCTGGCCTCCGCCGCCCAACAGCATTATCGCTTTCTGCCAGGGATAGCCGGGAAGTAAAGAATAGCCGCCAGCCTCTTGGAGTAGCACCGGATCAGATTTGCATTCCTCTATGAACTTGAGCCACCCGGGACATTGAGCTTCTGGGTCATAGGCCACATTGAGCTTAACACGCGTGACCACGTCTGGAGAGAACCCGACTATAGCGAAGGTTTTAGGATCGATCAGCCCATTATCTAATGCCAGCCATTCGTCTTTGAAGTCATGGAGTGAATGCCGCCTGATATAGCAAGGACATTTTTTATGAAATTCCTTGTATTGAGACCGCGGAAATTCCCATCTATCAGCCATGCAATAAAGTCCTCAGCATCGACATACACGCCGTCCTCATAGTGATAGATCCTCCGGGTCAGTTTGTCGGTCTTGATGTGGTGTTCTTGGATCCATTTGTCGGCTAAATCCTGTGCAATTGCAAAGGGAGACCGGGCAGCTTCTCGGAGTGCTTTATATGATATGCCCATCTCCTCCGCGGTCTGCTTCAGCTTGCTCAGTTCCCCAGCCGCCTTCAACTTGCTTATCTCGGCTTGGACCTCGGGCTTCTCCAGTGCCTCTCTACCCTGTTCTTTCAGCACCTTCCTGATGATTTCGAGCCTGCCCGTGGCCAGGCCAACATGTGCTTTCAGATCGGCCCAGTTCTTATTTTGCATCTGTTGTGATGACATTTGAAGAAGTAGCCGCCGCCCTCGCCCACCCGGCCAACGACCGCGCCATTGTCAGTGCTCTTGCAGAATGGGCACTCCTTCAAAATATAGATCGGTCCGGGCTTCTTGTTGGTATACCCCAGCTGATCGGCAATCTTTTCAGCCAGATCAACACCGTTTTTCTGTGCAGGCTCCGGGGTCGTCTCGACCTTCAGGGATGCGATGAACTCATAGCTTACCGGAATAAGATGCTCGGGAACATGGAGATAGTGGCAGGGCCGCTTGACCGCACCTTTACAATTCATAGAGCCCCGGAGCCCGCATTAACCTTGACGGATTTGATACCGTCTGGTCCACTTCAACCAAATCGGTTTCATAGAGGGTCTTAATTCCCATCAATGCCGCTTTGATCGCCGGTTCTTGGATTCCTGGTTCGATGGAAATGTAAATATGTGCGCCATTACCCGAGTCCACCAGAATGTAATTCTCGTCCTTGAGCCCTATGCCTGCCACGATCTCCCATGCCAATGATATCGCTGCTTGGTGCTCCTCATCAGTTGCCGACACGCCTGGTGGGCGCTTGACTGTCCTACCATCGGGCAACCGCTGGCGAGGGTCCAAGTCGATCAATTGGTACCTGTACCCTAGCACGTGGTCGTCCTTGGTCCTCTCGTTTGCCTTGATAAACTCGTTGTGCGCAACCTCGATAAGAGAGGGGTTGATGGTCTGTGGTGTGAGGTAAATATCGCGAGTCTGATTCGCGGCTATGAATCTGTCTGCGATCTCCGGTGAATCGAAGTATCCCACAAACTCCGGTTTTTTATAAGGTCCGAAAAGACAGAGCTCAAATACTCCAGAACCCACGATAGGCGTTACTGACGTGTTCATGCCTTCCGCACTCCCATCACGATGTGGAGATCATCGAATCCTTCGCGTTGTTGTGGCGCGGGTAGCCTACCTTTCTTGACGTCTCGCCGCATCATTTTTATTTTTTAACGATATCTTTGGCAGGTCGGCCGCCCTCGGGATACGGAACTCTGAACCTGACCCCAGGCTCGATCTGATAGACCCGGACCATCCAGCCTCTTGCCGGGGTGTTCCCGGGCCACAGTTCTTCGGGAAAGGGGCGGCGGTCGTAATGTCGAGCCAGGGGGTGGTCTTCGAAGTAGCGCTTGTCCTCCGCGCTTACAAAATCCACAGCAGCGCTGGCAGGCTCTGGCAGCTCGATGATGTCATTTTCGGCCATCATCGCCGCCCCCACTGCCGCGCCGAGATACCCTTCGGCTTCTTTTTCGTCGCGCAAAGGCGCTCGCCATCGAATTCCTCCACAAAACCGTTTGCCGCGACCCGATGTGGCCTGAGGCCGATCTCGCGCGGGCCGCTGGACGTGGGGAGCCACGCCGGTTTAGGAAGCCACAATGGCGCATATCGATGCCGCTGGCCATCGTCTCCCCGGCTCTTGGGCCGTGGGTAGGTGGGGTCACAAGAATCACTATCTGGCGGCATCTTCAGCCTCCTCATCAAGGTTCCTGATGTGGAATTTGTCATCCAGCCGGAGCACTGCGATCTTGTGGCCAACCAGCACGCGAAGCCTTGGCTCCAATTCGGACGGGAAGGCTACTGCTCCGAATGGAAAAACCGCTATGCATTGGCCCTCGGCCTCGAAGATCCGCAACAGATGGCCGCGCGCCTCCTCCATCTCCGTGAGGCGGTGGGCCGCCGATTCCGAAAAAGATTTATTTCTGCACGTCGTATCGATCATCTGAAACGCCTCGCAAACCGTGCACGGTGTTTCGCGGCCTCGCGGCTCTGTCTGGACAACTTCGCCGCGTGGCCTACCGATTCTGTATTTTTATTCATGCCACCCACCTGGAAGAATTCGAAGCACTCCATCCGATCCCATCGACACGTTGACCGCGTCGCCTTTTGAAATTTTGCAGGTGTTAAGCCATGGGAGGGGAAGAGTAACAAAAAACGCTCCTCTCTTGCCCATCCGTTGAACTTTCCTGCTTCCGAGGCTCAGTTCCATGGTATAGACAAGGCATATACTTATTTATATACTTTGAGTCTAATGTTTTTCGAAATGGTATAACCATTTACAGATACCGAAAGCTTGATTAAACAGAAGTATAATAAATTATTTAAATGACAAACCTAAGACGCCTAACATCATCTCAAATAAAAGTTATCGCTGTCCTGATGGATTGCCAGGGCCATCCGTTGTGGGAATTGGCGAATATCTTAGACGTGAAAAAGAACAATCTGCTGACTAAAGTGATGTATCCGTTGCTGGCAATGGGGATCGTAGAAAAAGCCCCGGAAAGATACACCACGCGCCCCGGCTCCACCCATCCAGGCAAGATGGAGATACCATATATTTTAACTACAAAATAAATTATCTTGAATCCGCTTGGTGGTGCTTATTGGCCAGAGACCACGAACTTCAAGCCGAAAGATCAAAAATTTTTGGCACAATGCAAGCAAGCGGTTATTGTCCTGATAATTATGCAGAAAGATTAACCGAGATCAACCGGGAAATCACACAAATAGGTAAACAAATGAAAGCATTAACGATTTTAAAGGAAAATCTTAGAGTTTTATTAGAGGATAAAAAAGAATACTTGGATATTTTGGAAAACTGCACTTGTCGAATCTTTGTAAAAAGGAATTTAACGAGATTTTTGAGAGCCTAGAAGTGAATGCCTAGCTGTGGTATGCACGCCAGGTAATTGCCCAAATCAATCAAATGCTCACATGCAAAGAAATCTCCTGACCTCCAAGCACTCATCTTTTCTCCTCATCTCCACACCCTCAGCTTCGCCAGAAGCCGCCCCACAAGCTTGTTCTTGGCTCTCCTGGCGATCTTCTCAGGGTCTCCAGAGGCCAGCACCTCGATGTCCCTGGCGGTCCTCGCAGCCCGATACAGGCCGCTTGATGCTTTCTTTGTCATGTCATACCCCCAGCTGCGGTATGCACGCCAAATAAGCCTCTTTCAGCTCCTTGAGGTCGATGTGATTGTATAGGTCGAAAGCCTCTTTCCTGCTGTCTCCTCGCAGCTCCTTGATGAACTCCCTTCGCATCCCTGCCCGAAATAGATGAGTACAGAACCAATGGCGGCAACAGTGCGGCCCGAAATGGTCCTCAAGCCTCTCGGAGGAGGGATCATGAAGGCCCACACGCTGGGCGGCCTTGCTCACGGTCAGATAGACATCGTTCCTGGATATCCGGGTGCCCCAACTGCTGAGAAACAGAGCCTTCTCATCTCCACAGTCCAGGCCTCCGCGAATTCTCATCCATCGCCTCAGAAGCATTGCACATTCATCATCGAAGAACACCTGTTCTATTGGATCGCTTACCTGTGGGCTTTAGCCTGGCGGAGTTCTCGATCAAATCCACATCAGAGATGTCCAGATCTACCAGTTCGTGCCTTCGTATGCCTGTCTTCGCTAAGAAGGTGATCATGGCCTTGTCTCTGAGGTTGAGCGTGGAATTGATGATATTGGCCATATCTTCGACGGAGATGATCTGTCTTTCATTGTGGCCGTCGCATGTGTCCTTGTAGACCTTCAGATATCTCTTTCGGACAGGCAATACCGGATTTAATGAGATTCTATCTTCGTACACCAGATATTCATAGAAGCTTGAGAGCACCGAGAACGTGGCCGCAAGTGTCCTCTGCGATACCTGCCTATCATCCCTCATGTACTCAATGAATCCACGCAGGCTGTCTCTATCTGCCTGTAGGATGTTCAGCTTATTGGCCTGTAGATATATGCCATACATCTTGAGAGCCGACTTATACCCTGGCAGGCTCCGAGGACTCATGCCCCTTATTTTGCAGTCCTTCAGGAAGTCCTCTGTTAGGTTATCCATTTCCAGCCCTTGCCGTCTGCCTTGATCAGCTTGTAAGCCTCGAGCTCTTCCAGTTGCTTTGAAACCGCTTTCACAAGATCGCTCTCGCGTGGATCGATCCCAAGGGCCTCAAGCAGCCTGTAGCTGTCCACAGAGCCGCGAGTCTTGAGGATTCTGACCAGCTCCTCTGAGTAAGGCCTCATGCCCTTGTAATCCTCGTGCAGGAACGGCTCTGCGCGGTAGCGCCTCAGCTCGGCCTCATAGCGCTCTAAGACGATCTCCTTCTGCCTGAGATCATCACGAAGGGTCTTATTTTCGGTCTTCAGGATCTCCATATCCTTAAGCAGCTTGCGCCTTGGCTGCCCTCCATCCTCTTCTGCAAGCCTCTCCTCAATAATCGATATGCAGAACTCCGATAAGTTGCTCTTCGCATTCTTCGCCAGCTCCTTCCATCTCTCCTTCTCGTTTTTGGATGGCAGATAGAGCCAAACGTATCTTGATCTGTCCGGCTTAACCACGTGCTCACCTGGTATGGAAAAGGTCTTGCTAGTATTTAAGCATTACCTGTAAAATGTTGGTTCATTCCCGGTCGACGCATTGCCTTAGCAGGCAACTCTTACGTTGAATGCCGAATTATTTTCGCTACATTTATATCCTAGTTTTGACACGTCATAGATTATGA